TTTTATCAAAAAATTCTTTAATTTTTTGTAAAGCAGTAATCTTTTTCTCAGCGATATTCTCAATAGTATCAATTACATAATTAGGAAAAGAAAGAGAACCTGCTTCTATAAATGAAATTGAAAAATGTACTATTCTTGTTTCCCTGTCGCTTTCTCTGAAAGAATAATTAAGACAGAATACATCGAGAGTGCCAAGATATGGATGGATTAATTTACCTTTTCCTTCTTTCTCCAATGCATCAATCAATTCATTTCTTCCTGTCATATAATCTTCACCGATTATATATGCCTCTATCTCAAATCGTCTTGCTTTCCTTCCCATATCCTCAATATATGGGATATCCTTCTTAGGAAATTCATGGACTGCTCCGCGTCTCCCTCCACTATTATCTGCAGAGGGAATTACAAAAGAAGCATTCCTGAATCTTGCCTGACGATAATTATCTAACCATGCCATAATTTATGATCCTGCGAATAATAAACCTCTGTCAACATCCATATTCACTGTTCCCTTTTTAGTATCCGTTCTGACAGAAGCGTTAGATCTATTTTCTATTTTAATATTTGTCGTATTTTCATTTTTGTTAATAACTTCTCCAGCTCTTTCAGTAAGACCCAGAGCTCCTCCTGCTTCACCTTCTGTGGTCAATCCTATTTTTTTCTCTAACCATTTTGGTAGAACTAATCTTGCAATAGAATCAAGAACGAAAAATAATTTATCAGAGATCCATCCTAAAAGATCTCCTATTAATTGCAATACTTTAAAAAACGGCCATAGAGCAAACAATGCGACTTTACCAAGTAATACAAGAGCCATCCCTACAAGTTTTATATAAGGCAAAAATCTATCCCATTTCTTAATTAACAATCCAATTATTACTCCAATTGGACCAGAAAATGCAAGAAATCCTGCGAGCATACTTTTCAGATTCATCCCGAATCTTGTTTTCATAATTAGAAATAAAGCAATAAGAGCAACAATCCCTGCGATTATCAATCCTATAGGATTAGATAATAAAGCTATAATTCCACCAGCAGAAGCAATCGCTCCTCCTATCGTTGCAAAACTGGAAATAAGAGTTCCTATTACTACTATTAAAGGACCGACTGCTGCAAGAATTATTCCAAACATAAGAGCCATCTTTAATAATTGAGGATTTATAACTATTAATTTTCTGACGAATTTTATCATTACTTTTAATTTATTAACCATACTCTCGAGAATTCCAGTATCCTTAAATACTACTATTCCCAATTCTTCAAGAGCACTCAGTAATTCTTTTAGTTGTCCTATAAAAGATTTCTCAAAGGCTGATGCAGATTTTCTTGCTTCTCCTCCGCTATCTCTAATATCCTGATTAAGAATACGAAATGCTTTGGATCCCTGGGAAACAAGAGCGGCCATTCCGGGACCGATCCTTCTATTAAAAATCGTTAAGAAATCTGCTGTCGTAGCCCCAGATTTTTCAAATTGCTCTATAACAGTCGCAAGATCTTTGACGTTTCCGGCAGAGTCTAATATTGCATCTTTTGGAATCTGTAATCTTGCAAGAGCAGCTCTGGCTTCGTTCGTTGGATCAGCAAGAGTAGCGAGTACACCTCTTAATTGAGTTCCCGCCATCGCTCCTTGAATACCAGCATTAGAAAGCATTCCTATAGCAGTAGAAGTATCTTCAATAGGAATCTTCATTCCTGCTGCTATTGGAGCCACGAACTTCATCGCTTCTGCGAGTTGCAACATATTCGTATTCGCAGAGTTCATAGTATCTACCATTATATCTACTACTCTTGTAGACTCTTCTGCTTTTATATTATATCCTGTTAGAACATTAGACATAATATCAGCACTAAGACCAAGATCTACCATACCAGCAGTCGCAAGATCTAAAGTCGCAGGCATTGCAGAAAGTATTTGATTCGTCTTGAATCCTGCCATGCCAAGAAATCCCATACCTTCTGCTGCTTGCGATGCTGTATGTAAAGTCGTAGCTCCAAGATCTCTTGCTTGTTTCTCGAGAGCAGCGAATTGCTCCCCAGTCGCTCCGGTGAGATTTCCAACACGAAGCATAGATTGTTCAAATTCTGCCGTCGTTTTAAGAGCATATCCACCGATAGCAAGAAGAGGAAGGCTGACTGCCATCGTCATATTCCTTCCAAATCTTTGCATTCCCTTACCTAATCTGTCAATCTTAGCTTGGGATTGTGCGATAGTATTCGAGAATTTATCAATTCCCTGAATAACTATCCTTATCGGTTGAATTGCCATTATTTCTTCCCTTTATTAAGACAGTTTAGAACCATCTCTGCTTCTTTTTTCCAGAACTCTATATCTTCTTCATCCATTTCAAATAGATGAGAAGGCTGGAATTTAAACAAATATGCGAAGAGACCTAACGACTCTCGCCAATCGTCAGGCCAGTCTCTAAAAAAGACTGAACAACATTAGATGCTTCAAAGAGATCTGCTCCGTCAAGCTCTTCAATGAAAGAAATAGATTCGCCAGATACCTTTGAGATCATACGAATCATATCATCAAATTTAAGATCGCTTGCTTTGATTCCTTTGAAGTCCTTGGCTTTGAGACGTCTTTGTATAACAAGAGTTGTGCGAGTTTCATCTCCCCACGAAACAGAAACTCTAAGATTAATCGTATAAGGAAGCTCATAAATTTTTATTTCTTCCTCATTTTCTTTTTGGATTTGATTAGCCGATTTTTCTTTGGCCATGAGATTCTCCTTTGAGATCTTATTTTGTTATTTGTAATTAACGAACTTCTTCCGCAGACATCCCTTCAAATCGTACCTGAATGTTCGCCTCTTCAGTTCCGACATCACCATCAGCGGCGTACCATGCATTTTTGAGAACGATTACTTTTCCATTCGCAAGACTGAGAGTTACTGTCGCATCATCAGTATTGAGAAAGGATTCCACATTCAGATCAGATCTGTCCGTAATCTCCCCTTCAATAAAAGGAACTTGTGGCATTCCTTTATATCCGTGAACACGATCTGCTCCGACGATCGCTTCTTTCTTTAACTTCCCGAGATTATAGGTGAAATTCCCTTTCGCATTTTGAATCTCACCGTTTATTTTTAACTCAAGAAGTCCGGCAATAAGATTCGACATAAAAAATCTCCATAAGATGCGGGACTGGTCTCACCCAGTCCCATAATTTGAGTCCTTCTAATATTTAGCAATCTGTTTATAAATCATACAGTCTCAAGAAGAAACTGTATTGTTCCCGCTCCTACTCTGAACTGATTAATAAGATCAGGAGGAAGTATCCATTCTAATCTGTTAGGATCTGTTATAGATCTCTGACAGACAAGATCATTCTTGAACTGATCTATATTTTCCACCAGTCCAAGAACTTCCCATCCTCTGAAAATATTAATTGCTTCACTCTTTCCCAATTTGGGAGTCATAACCTGTTGTCCCGCTCCCACCTGAATCCCATCATCAGCGAGCTTTGCTCTCGGATATCTTGAAAGTATCTGAGTCCTGAAATCATAGCGAAGATACATAAGAGTAAATAATGTATTCGCATCAAGATATGCAATATCATCTGCTCCGAGATCATTCTTTTGATACATTGTAATAAGCCTCTGAATACGAACTTTGCCTCCACTATCTACATAGAATGTTGAAATTCCATCATAGAGTAAAGAGTTATTCTCGGCAAGAGTAAAACGATCCTGGATCGCTGGAGGTAGAGCTCCGATAAGTTCCAATGTTTGGAACGGCCGAGCGGGATCTGCTTGTGCTTCCTTTGCGGTCTGACCTGCAAGCATCACAGCGAATTCCGCAGAATATCCGGGAACCTTTTCAGAATGCATACATACGACATGTTTGGAATTTCTTCCATTGCCAAAAGATGAAAGAGTCCCGAGAGTTCCCATTCTACTTGTAATGTAAACTCCATCAATCATCCTTGTAGGACCGAATCTGCTTGACAGTTCTGTTTCTATCGCTGTAAGATTCGTGGTATCCCAATAAGGAGAACAGATAATGTTATACCATTCATCACCAAGAATATCAATCACATCTTGGATATCGGGATTATTTGCTCCACCAGACATTGCAGTGACAGAACAAGTAATTCCAGTAGGAAGTTCTTCACCAGAATTATAATTGATCCTCAGATCAAATTCGTTTCCCGCGACACCATCATTCTTTGCGGTAATCGTGACTGTTCCTGCAACATTCAAACTTGTTACTTGACGACCAGTATCTGCATTGATCGCTGTCTCCAGAGCTGCTCCTATTTGCGTCCCTGTCATATTTGTTGTTACTGCAACGACTACTCTTTCTCCTCCGAGATATGCGACAAAAGAACCAGGAGCAGTCGCAGTCCCTCCAATTACGAAAGAACCAGTCGCAGCAACTCCGGCTCCTGCATCATCAAGACTGCATCCGTAAACATCGGAGATTTTGTTATTATCGAAGAATGTTTTAAACATTCTTGCGAGTTGAGATCCAGCTCCATAAAGACTGGAAGCCTGGGAATAGCTTGTTATTTTATCAATAACAAGTTCTGGTCTGATCCCAGTAGATCTTCTTTGACCGATTAAAAGAACCTTATATCTTAAAAGGCTCGGTCCTTGAAAAGCTCTACTGGAGTCGAATTCCACATAAATAAATGGAACTCGAAGATCGGTAGGAATTGACATAAATTACCTCCTGTTAAGTAGAATTGATTATTTCTTGTTCGCCCCGAATTTTACTTCTTTTTTCTCGGGAGCCATTTCTGCAACTAAGACATCCCCTGATTTTATTTTTCTATTAATAAAAGTAGATTTGGGGACTGTCTTACCTTCTTCTGGCAATATTGTACAATCTTCTAACCGAATAAGTCTGCCATCTTTCGGTAAGATTTTTATCATTTCCATAATTATGCCTCCCGTATCGTTACTTGATCTTGTGCTATTGCACCATCTTTTGTATTAAAATCTGCAATATATTTTAAAAATTCATCCAATGTTCCTTGATAGAATGCATCTGTTCTATAAGTAATATTCCAAAATATTCTTACAGAAGCAATATCTTCATCCCCTCCCATATCTATATTAAATGCTTCTGTACTTATAAGAACAGTATCTTCAACTAATCCTTGAAGACCGATATATCTATCTTGAAGAATTGTAGATTCAATCTCGTACGAACGTGAATCAAGAAAATCGTCAAGAGCATTATCCCTCTCAGATTCCAGTCTATGCACGACTTCTGTTATTAAAGTTAAGGTTCTTTTATAAGATCTCGGAACAATATTCTGATGATCTGCATCTTCCGTCGTAAAATATATTAATCCACATGGAAGCTCATTTACGAATATTGCTTTCGGTCGAGAGCAGAACCATCTACCTCCAAGATCTGTATTTGGAATAAGAATAGATTTGATTCTATTTCTTATAGCAATTCGTGCTGCTGGCTGAATATTTTGGATATGAACTACAGGATCTGGCATTAGACCGCCTTTTCATGATGTAAACGAAAAATAGAAACACCTGTTCCATCTGGAATATGATCTATAATTTGATAACGGATTCCTCCTATGATAATTTTATCTCCTTTGTCTGGTTTATTTATAAAATCTCGAGTCTGCGCTTGAATCATCGGTTGTCGAGATAATACTTCTGCTCCAGTATCGGGATCTATAGTCACCATTTCATTATCATAAATTATAGGTAATCTAAAAGATATCCCATTTTTATAGATATAAGTTCCATAAATTGCGAATTCCTTTTCATTAAAGAAACCTTCTTGTAAATCTGTTTCCATTAATTGCATAAATTCATTGAGAACTTCTTGAATTATATAAGGTAATCCAAAAATCTCAGATGATATTATACCATTGCCTGAAAAATTAATTATAAGAACATTTCTTACTATAGGATTTCCAAACGACTCAGATGTAATAATTCCTATAGGAACAATATTTACAGAACCTACAGATAAAGAAGGCGATCCAAAGGTCTCCCCAGAAATTATTGAATAAGTCTCTATAGATAATCCGATATTAATAGTCCCAAAGGATTCTTGGGAAATTATCCCAGAAGGAGTAATATCTATACTCCCAGGAATAATTATTGGATTACCAAAAGACTCTTCACTATTAATAGAATGAGGAATTATTGATACAGAGCCGACATCAATATTTAAATCTCCAAAATCTTCAGAAGAGGAAATAGAAAATGGAGAGACCTGGACGCCTGAGACAGTCAGATACAGAGACCCGAAAGCCTCTTTACTAACAATCCCTAAAGGAGAGACATTTACATTTCCTGTTAAAATCACAGGATTCCCAAACGCTTCTTGAGAGAATATTCCACCGGGATTTATATATGCACTTCCTACTATAACAGAAGGAACTCCAAAAGATTCACTTGATACAATACCATTAGGAACTATTAGAACATTTCCTGGTTCTATTTCTGGTGATCCAAATTGTTCTTGAGAGCTAATTCCTATTGGAGTTATATATGCAGAACCAGCATGTATTTCCGGAGTTCCAAATACTTCAGATGATCCTATACTCTGGGGAATAACATTAATATTTCCGGTAGTAATTGTCAATAAACCGAAGGCAAGAGAAGAATCTATAAAATACGGACGGATTTCCATTCCTATAGAAATATTACCGAACGATTCTTCACTTAATATGCTATTCGGAGATATAAAAATATTCCCAGTAGATATTGAAGGTTCTCCGAAAGATTCTCCGCTTATAATTCCTATTGGAGATACATTTACATTTCCACGAGATATCTGAGGATTTCCCCATGTCTCAGCAGAGAGAATAGACATCAAAGGAATAAACATCATTAATTCACATGATCCCCATTGTTCTCCGCTTTGAATACTATTTGCAGAAATCCATTGCTCGTATTTAATGGTGGGAATCCCAAATATTTCAGATGAAGGAATGCTATTTGCATTTATCATCTGTATAATATTAGGATTCCCGAAAGTCTCAGAAGAAGGAATACTACTAATAAAAATTATAAGATCTAAATCAGGATTTCCCCATGACTCTTCAGATATAATACCATTAGGATGAATATGATATCCTAAAGAAGGAGTTCCAAAAGCCTCTGCTCCATTAATACTTCCTACCCAGACTTGTAAATTAATACGTAGATTTCCCCAAGTCTCACTGGAAGATATGCTATTTGGAGTTATTACTTGATCGAAGATAATTGTAGGACTTCCCCATGATTCTGCGGATGCTATTCCATTAGGAGTTATTCCTGCTGAATACGGAGATCCTTCAATTATAAAAGTATTAGGAGCCGACATTGCTCTATAATAAGCAAGATTCCAATCAGCTCCTCTTACCGCATTACTACTAATAAATTCGTCTAATAATCCCGCAAAGATTCCTTCTAAAGAATCTCCATCCCACCATGCTCCCATCGTAGAAGCATCAGTTAATTGCACGGTTTGTTCTGTAGTCGTAGTTACAGATGCATTAGAAACACCATTGAAATAAATCCTATATTCATGCGCAGAATTATTTACGACGCATATTACATGAATCCAAGTATCTGCAGTAATACTTGAAATAGAATCTAAATATTCTGGGACATTATCCCTTACAGAAAGTCTTATCTTATCCCCAGAAGTTAATTGAATATGTAAATTTCCAGGATATGTAGAACTCCACGGACCATCTGTGGAAAATATTTTTTTATAAGCTCCTGGAAGTGTATCTACATACATAAAGAACATCACTTGGAACGCTCTCTGATCTGGTCCTATTCCAGTAGATAAATCCACCTGATCTGAAGTCCCATTAAATTCTTGTCCTTTTCCCACTACTCCAGTAATCTGATTCGGCAATGTTCCATTATAAGTTCCATCTCTTGTATTTACTGTAACATCTGGGCAAGAAGAACCTGATAATTCCCCGAGAGTATAGGCAGAATCCATATCAGGATAAGCAGAATCAGACCCTCCCGGAGATGAAGGACTTGGTTGTGATTCTGTTCCTATAGTATGATACCATATATAGATTGGAGTATTTGCAGTATGTGAAACAGAAGGAACACACACGATAATCTCAGAAACACCATTCGCAGGATTATTATCTGTAACGAATTGTCTTATATGAATTCCAAGTAAATTAGTCCCTGCTTCATCAGAAGTAACTCTTATATCCCCTCCGCCATTTTGCGCAGGAAAACTTCCATCTGCATCAAATATCTCAGAAGGTAGATTATCTTTAGTCAATAAGACAAGTAGATTAGAGACAGTCGCGGGAACGAGACTATACTGAATCTCTAATTTACATTTCCTATGCCATCCAGTAGGAAAAGCCATTATCTCTCCATAGGATTCTGACAGAAGTTAGATTAGTGCTCTTATTTAAAAGAGCACTCTTTAGCCTCTGTCAAGAGCGATTAGAGTTTGAAAATCTTGTTCGCTCCGCTATCCCATGTAATGGTGATATCTCCACCATTAGGAGTAACAGGAAGTCCTGCTGCTGCTGTATCTATGTATCCAACAAGAGGACTGGTTGCTTCATTTCCTGTATCTTTTAGGAGAATGAGAGCTTCACATTGATCCCCCGAGACACTTGATAAAACAGTATCATTCGCATCCGCAACTCCTGCAGATGTACTTTTCCCCGCAAGAGTGGCGTTCGCTACTCTTGCTGCTGCTGGAACACTGGAGAGGAACTGATGAGCGGCAGAAAAGGTATAATCCGCAAGATCGATCAGATATACCTTTATCGTGTCGTTTGTATAATCAATATCCCCGTTGAGAAAGGAATCCCTTCCGGGATCGTATAATGTATTTGACATAATGACAACTCCTCAGAAAAAAAGAATGATTAATTATTCGTGAGAATCGTCAAAAAGATCTTCCGCAGAATCTTGGATATCACTCACGGTTTTCTTACCGATCCCTTTGATCTTTATAAGATCTTTTGGATCTGCCTCAGCAATAGCCTGTATCGTTCCGAATCCTGCTTCAATCAAACGATAAGCAATTTCATCGTTGATCCCGTTAATCTTACAGAGTTCTTTTGCAAGATTTTCAAGATCTTCCTCAGAAATTTCTTTATCGTTTTCATCGACGATTTCTTCAACGAATTCCTCAGCGACCTTCGAACGAATAAGACTACGAGCGTCGTCATCGTCGAAATCCAGGATAGTCCCGGGATCATGCCATCCGCGACTATCCTTTACAGATTTTAATAATTTTATCCTCATAACACGAACTCCTCTGTCAATTTGACATTAAGGTTAAATTACAGAACTGTCGCACAAAGAAATGCGTCCACTTGAATAGGAGCCATGAGAGGAGCCGATTGAACCATTATAAATCTGGCCGAAGGATCTTCTTCTTTCCAGCTCTTCGGAAATCTCGGAACTGCTGCAAGAGCGTCGAGATCACGGATTGATCCATACATTTTCTCAGTCCTCGCAGAAGGATTTCCAAGAAGGACTTTGTTTGTCGGCATCATCGGAGATTCAATATCGCTATCATCATCAATATACCATTCCTCATAGGTATACATATCGAGACCGATCTCCTGAAGAGTTCCGTAATACGTAACTCCATTCGGCAAAAGTCGCGGATCAATACGACCCATCTGAACGTTTATCATATTGAAAACATTCTTTCCGCCGGATGAAGTTCCAAGAACTTCATCGCATTTCAAAAAAGCATCAATCGCAGAAAGACCCATAAGACAGATGATAGGACTGATTCCTGAATCCTTGGCGATAAGACGTTTCCATGTTTTCAAGTCTGTCAACGGAGTCGCTGTCGTAGGAGCCGACCATTTTGCCGCTCCCGCAAGAGTAGGAAGATGCGTCGCTTCCATGAGAAAATCAACAAGATCATCCACTCCTTCTCCGATTACAGGACATAATCCTGTCGTCAAAGCCTGAGAAGCCATCCATTCTTCTCTGCGAGTAATCATCTCATTAAGTTCGGCAAGATTTCGGCCGAGCTCTTGTGCTGCTTTCGCAGAAGGACCAGAATTTCCTGCATAGATATGCATCCCGGGATCACGTTTGAGGATATCCTCTGCCGTCGTAATCATTTTCGGCTTCACATAAGCAGGTTTATAGGATCGTGTCTTGAATCCCCGTTTCTCTACGACCTTGCCTTCCCTTCTCGGATTTACGAAAGGAGCAAGACGCCTTTTTCCTTTGATAATATCAATATCCACGGCTTCTGTGTCGAATGTCCGAGGAGCACTTGAGAAAAACGTATCCAGGAAAAATGTCCGGGGAGGTTTCGCCTGTTCGAGAGCTTGAATCATAGTTCTCGAATTGAAAAGATCATAAGCCATAAAGACCTCCGTGTAATATGTTAAAGAAAAATAATATTTAAAAAAAAAATAATTCTAAAACGAATTAATACCACGATCAGAGAATGCTTATATTCCACCGACAACAGACGGAACAGGAATCATACCAAGATCCCGCATATCATCACGGACATCTTCAATATCCGTACCAGATGCAAAGACAAGAGAACGTTCATTGAACTGTCCTTCAAGATATGCAATGGCAATCTTCGCAGCAGAAGTCGCATCTATAGCCTCTGCAAGAACAGCATAAGGAGCACTGGATCCATCCGTCGCTACTTTACTAAGAAGCTTCACCTGTCTGGGAGCAATTGATACGACAAGAGTAAAGCTATCTCCGACGATAAAATCAGTAGAACCGTCCGTCAATGTAAACGCGATCTGTTCATTCTCGAAAGCAGTCGCTACTCCTGTTCCTGCTGTCATAACTGCATTCGGCAGAGAAATCCCATCAGGATCAACGACAGAGAATGTTCCACCATGCGTCGCTGCTGTGATGCAAGTAAGAACATAACTGCCGACCTTGAGATGTCTGCGACCTTCCACAAGAGTCATTGTTCCATTTCCTGTTCCCACGACAGAAACAGAATTAGGAACTCCTTCTGTGACGGCGACAGTGAAAATAGACGTGAGATCAAAGTTCGTTGATCCATCCGTCAATGTAAAATTAATCTCATCACTCTTGAAAACATAAGTCCCACCAGCTCCATCCGGCATCGTGAAAAATCCCAACTCTACTCCGTTAGGATTCGTAACACGAAATGTCCCACCATGAGTGACCGGAAGCACGACACAAGCAATTGTGTATGTTCCTTGAATAGTTTTGGGACCTCCCGAAACAGCGGTACATGTCCCATTTCCTGTTCCCGCGAGAGTTCCCGTAGTAGGAACACTAACTTTGACACGACCAAGAACAGAACCCCTCGCAAGATTTTGTCCCGATGCGACCAGAACCTCTTCCGTAACAAGTTTCTTGTCACCTCCAATAAGATTATCAGGAGTGAAGGTTCCTTGTTCAAGAACTTCTGCCAGATCGGAGGAGCACAC